GTGGTGGTTGTTGTGCAATTCTTCGCCGCCGATTATGATACCCCAAGGCGAAATATTTGTGCTAGTATCTCTGGTTTCGCCATTACGATAACCCCACCAATGACCGATTCCATTGATCACTCCTGCGGCCCAGAATGGAATCCATAACATTTGTACTAACCATATTATGGCGCCCATCCCGCCAAAGATGGCGAGGTTGAACAAAAGGCAAATGCCAATGCCAAGTCTGCTGTGAGGAGTGTATAACTTGCGCTCAATCCAGTCATTAGGAGTACCGACACCATAACTATTAACCATTTCCGTATCTTTACTTGCTGCATGATATAACAGTGCTCCCCCGAATAACACTCGCCATATTCCATATACACAGGGGCTATGCGGATCATCTGCTTCCTCGGTGTATCTATGATGCTTGCGATGTATGGCCACCCATTGTTTTGTAACCATTCCAGTAGTAAGCCATAACCAAAAACGCATGAGGTGGCTGACCGCAGGATGAAATTCTACTGACCTATGAGCTTGACTGCGATGTAAATATAGAGTTACACAAATAATGGTGATGTGCGTTAATATCAACGCTGAGATAATTGTAAGCATAACTTACTTATGTTTATATCTTGGTGATCTTTACATAACCAGGTGCCGCATTAACTGTACCCAAATTGGTTATACTTGCTCCACCAAATGTGCCAGATCCATCGTATTGCCCATCGCTGGTGGCTACAGCAGTAGCGTTTGCAGCGATCCACGAACCACCACCACCGCCTGCATCAAGCGCGGTACTATTGTTTGCATATCCACCACCGCCTCCAGAATAACCGCCACCGCCACCACCACTAATTGGACTGGCTCCACCGCCACCACCAAATCCCCCGGCACTGGTTCCCGGAAACGCATAGCCAGTTGCAGCAGCGCCACCAACCAAATTGGCCAAGAAATGCCATCCACCTTGACCAGGATTATTACTTGGTGTTCCAGGTCTTACATTACCTCCGCTACCTATTACGCCCGGTAGTAAGAATCCGCCACCACCACCGGAATCGTATCCATTGACACTGGTAACACCATTTAGATTAACATGACTATTACCGCCCCAACCGTTAAAGCCACCGGGAGCACCGTTAAAACTGTTACCACCAAAGGTAGTTGTCTGTCCATTGCCACCAAACAGAACGGCCGCATTGTTAGTCCAGTAACCAGCAGATCCCCCACCGCCGGCAACAATCAACGGGAAGTTACCGGGTAAGATAACAAATGTTCCTCCCCCACCACCGGCAGTTGAATATGTGCTCGGCTGTGCGGTATTGGCACTGGGCTGTCCCACAGCAATGGTAACATTGGTTCCTTGTTCAAGTGTAAAAGTGCCTCGCATGACCACACCACGACCATATCTTGCAGCCGCCGTTGTATTGGAGTACGAAGCAATACCAGATCTGGATCCTGCCGCTTCAATTGTGTATTGCCCGGTCCTGGGAACTATCCAATACTGATAACCTGCTTTGCCCACTCCGTAGTAATTGGTGTTGGTTAACCACACATTGCTAGCATTACTCGAACTATAACTGTTGGCAAATAGCCATCGTGCATTGGCCCCGGTTGGACCAATTGTGCTACCGGTAGTAAAGGTAAAGGTGGAGAAATTGTACAAACCTGTGGTATCGTATATGGTTCCACCGTATATGGTTGTGCCTTGAATTATCACAAATGCTCTCTCTTATGCATTAGGAGATTTAAGTACCATAAATCTTATAGTAACAGCTTCGCTAGCTGTGCTGAATATGTCTAAGTTTCTTAAAAATATATAAAAACCTGGTGATCCCACCGAGTAAGGCAATGCCGTTACTAGATAGACCCCGTTATGGTAACTAGTGACTTGTACTGCGACAATATCTGTAGATGGATCAACTTTATTATTTAACACAAAAAATGCATCGACTCCTCCTGCAGCAAGTACCGCACTTGTAGTAACAATAGTACCTGATAAACTGTTGATAGTGACCCCATTGCCCCTATTGGTTGTCTGTGTTACTGTGCTACCAGTACTGTAACCCATCTTGCCAGAGCTAGTTAAACTACCAGTTACTTCTAAGTTACCTGCATCAGAAATAGTTAATATTAATGATGAGTATGCACTATTAACAATTTCTAATCCGCCTGTACTTGTTAAGCGTAAGGTTTTATTTGGGCTAGTGGCACCGCTGGTAGTATTTGTGACTCGTAAGAAGTCAAAGTATCCTGTACCACCTTGTGTGTCTTTACCTGTGGCCACAATTGCTGCACCACTAGTAGTACTCGGTGTGTATGTTATAAACGCCTGATTATTAACTTTAATATTGCCAGTTAATGTTACATTACCTGTATTATCAAACGTACTTGAATAGGCTCCGGTTATAATTACGGTGTTAGGATCAGTACCAATCAAATTGCCAACACTAATATTACCTGTTACTGTCAGATTGGCCAGGCCGGTTGCATAGCCGCCAGTTATAACCGCATTGGCTGTGCTGAAGTTTGTGGCCACTGCTGTGGTAACATTTGCATTGGTAGCATTAACTGTGGCGGCATACAATGACCCAGCATTGCCTGTGATAACGGTAACATTTGTTAATGCACTGATATAACCGCCTGTGATTACAGCGTTGGCACTATTAAAGTTAGCTGCTCGTACTGTTGTGATATTGGCACTGGTGGTATTAAGTGTAGCAACATTAGCACTAGGATAAGTTAGCAAATATGCTGCCACTTGTGTATTGCCATAACTGCCCACACCAAATGTGGCATTGGCATAAGTTTGAAACGAACCTAGGTTGGCATTAATAGTATCAATACTTGTTGCTTGTGCGGCAGAATTTGCATTACTGAATATTTGGAATGCCCCAATATTTCCGCCAATGTAAGCTTCAACGTTTGCATCACTATATGTACTGCCGCTGCTTGTGCTGTAGGCAACACCATTGCCCCAGAAGAATCCATTGGTACTGCTCACATTGGCTGCTGTGATTTCTCCTACACTAATTGTAGCTGGACTGGCTGTGAAGTTAATTGTTCCGTCATAGTTGGCTAGATATTCAGCAACTTGCGTATTTCCATATGTGCTACCAACTGTACTTAAAATGTTAACACCATTGGCGAAATTAAATTGGGTAGCTGATATATTTCCCACTGAGGCATTTGCTGTTACAGTCAAGTTGCTGGCAACAACAGTATTACCTACAGATACTGTTTCGTTTGCGGGATCGTATGTAAACCCTGCATCGGCGTCGGCAAGATTATTGTTGTTAAACACAACCTGAGTACTTGTGCCAGGTGCAAAAATATTGCCTGTTATTATGCCAGTGGCTGTGATATCATTGGCTGTAACATTACCAGTGTAAGTCTCTAAGTAAGACGCCACTTCGGTATTACCGTATGTGCCACTAATACCATCCAGGATACTTACACCATTGGCATACAAGATATTTCCGTTGGCGGGTAGCCTCATGTTACCTGTAGAATCAAATGTCCAACCTATTGATGTATTATCGCTATCAGCATAGAAAGACACATTACCAAATGCGTAGATCTCAGCATCACCGGTGTTGTTCAACAACATGCCTGTTAGGTCTCCTACTCCGGCACTGAGTCTTACTCCTGTGTTACCCGCAGGCACAATTTGGCTGTTGCTGGGCAAGGTCAAGACACCATCGATATCAAACAACCACGACTGTGTGCTGGCCATGACTGTTAGATTTCCGAGTCCGTTTCCTGCCACAATTGGTGTAACTACATTACCTGACGCTTGAATATCAACAGGAACATTGAGGCTACCCGACTGAGTAAAAGTAAAGGTATAGACGACATTGCCGTTATTGGTGCCAATGGTAACATCGTGATTTAGATCTCCCTGTATTGAAGTCGGACTGCTAGGCACGGTCAGTGTGCCCGTTTCGTCAAATATCCAACGCCAAGTATTATTTCCGGCATTGGAATAAGTTTCAATCACACCCCGTGAATTGGCACCTTCTGCTCTTATGCTTACTGTATCGCCGTTACTGTTGATCGAGTTTAACGACACCGCCACATTGGCAGATCCACCGTTGTAACTGCTACCATTGGTATTGGCACCTGTAGGGAATGTTAGTACATCGTTGTTATCAAAGTGCCAGAAACCATTTTGATTGCCTAGGGCTATATTACCTGTTTCAGAATACAATCTCAAGTCTACATCGCTCCAGATAGTAGCGTCGTCGGGTACGATTAAATTACCATCAGAAGTAAATTTCCACTGCCTAGATCCTCCAGCAGTTGTAGAATAAGTCTGAATCCTGAACTCACCGTCATTTTCAGGGTATACTGTCATCAAACTACTACCCTCTATATACGGTCCAGTAGGTGTACCATCACCAGCAGGCCAAATCAATGCACCATTGCTAAACCGCCACTGTTGATCGTATTCATCTTGAATAGTTATGTTGCCAACAGTGACATTGCCTCTGGTCAGGTATGTGGCCACATTGGCATTACCATATGTGCTGCCACCGGTTACAGGAGCATTGTTGACCAATAGTGTTCCGCCGTCTACTCTAATAGGAGTATTTCCAATATAAATTGTATTGTTGCTTACCCACAGGTCCCGCCATTGATGTGTGGCATCACCAAGACTATAAGTTACATTTGCGCTTGGTAGTATATTACCATCAAATGCCGCTAGATAGCTCTGCACATTGGCATTAGCATAGCTGCTGGTACCAAATGTAGCATTGGCATAAGTTTGAAACGCTCCTAAGTTAGCATTGATATTATTGATTGATGTGGCCTGCACAGCAGCATTGGCATTAGCAAACGTCTGACTGCCGCCAATGTTGGCACTAGTGATATTTTGACTATCTAAATAAGCCGCAGTATTTGTGTTACTGTAACTGCCCACTACACCGCCGGCATTTATAACTGTGCCACCTGCGGTAGTGCCGTCGTGAATTCTTAATGTAAATGCTTGTGTGTCAACAGTGACTTCACCGTTGATACCAGTATAAGCTGCATTTTGAGCTGTGTTACCTCGTCTAAATAAAACTTTTGTTACATTTACATTTGCTGTCATGGTAGTTGTCCGCTGTCAATGACCACTTCATTTAGAGTAGGAGCAGGTGCTGTGTCTGCATAGTAAGCCGGCAGAACCTCTAAATCCAATGGAGCTGTCCAGTTTGCATCAATATATACCACACGCTCAATTCCGGATACCTGATCTATTGTTTTAAGTGTCAATTTGTATAATCTTTGATCTAGACTGTTTACATCTGCTAGAGGTACAGTAAAAGTGCCGCGTCCTTTGGCCTGATCTGTAAATGCGACAGCATAGCTGTAAGCTGTTACTTCATTTACGGGGTCTTGAATTTCAGCTTCTAAACTGTAACCTGTGAGATCTACAGGTTTTTGGTCTTGATTTAACACAACAACTTGCAGGGCATTGGCTATGCCTTGATATATTTTGATAGGGCGACTGTACACGACTCTGTTCCTTGGTGAGAAAATACTGAGATCCCATAATTGGACCGTGACTGTATTTGGATATAAATAAGCTAGAATTTGCATTATCTTGTATTTATTGAAAAATGGACGAACCTGATTACCAGCAATTACTAAAGCAGTATCCATTCTTAACTTACCTAATATACGGCGGTAATGAATATATAGGAGTGATACAAAATCTAGATGAAGTGATCACTACAATTTACGATTACGGCGCTCTTAGAACTCTAGATCAAAAACAGCAGTTTTTAGAACTAGCAGAAACTTGGTGGTGGGAAAGTAATAGGCTCATACCTATCAATGTGTTCTTGAAGGCAGAATGGACACCGTTCCGTAATGTTGTTAAAACAATGAACAGCAAAGATGTGGAGATTAAATTTGGTCCACAGTTGAGCTTGAAAGAAATTGCTGCCAAACGCAGCAAACGTAGATCAATTACACTTGTACGGAAGCTTGGGTAAGCAGATTCATATTAACTACTACTAGATGTGCGTACCCTACCGCGTGTGCTTTTTTAAAATAATAGCTGCCGTCTTCGGGTTTTTCCCATACAGTTTTGGCAATGTCTTGCCAAGTTTTTCCAATCAAATGTCGCTTTGCTGGACGTATTATGGCTAGAAACATGGCCAATCTTGGAATTGCGTTAACTGCTTCGGGCATTTTGATCAGTGTGTCATAATGTGCGCCTATATGTATCAGTTTTGCACAAAATTCTGGATCATATAATCGATCCCATTCGGGTTCTTGATGCATTAGTTGTTGCAAATGTTGTTCGCTTTTGACTTGCTGATATAACCCAACATTAAGAATATCCAATTTGATATATCCGCGATCTTCTGCAGATTCATAGTCAATGCTGCAACGACCTGTTATAGGATCTACAGGAATTTGTGTAAAATAAACACCGGTATTGTGTTTGGTATTCTTATTGTCGCGAATAATGGATGCCGCTGTATAATCAAGACCAGCAAGTGCTTGATCTCTATCAGCCACATCGATGTCAATATCCGACTTAAATTTCATTTTTAAAACCAAAAAATATTTTTGCTACATCGCAATTTGGTTGAATACTCCACTCCCAAAGATTTTTGGGTAACGTATCAATTTTTTCTGAATTATAATCTTTAAGGTTAACAGCGCCTATTATCATTCTTTGTCGTTGATCCTGAGTTTTATGACCCTGATAAAATGCTTTGTAATAAATTATTTGCCAATTGTAAATTGTTAAACAATCATTGATCCATTTTAAATTAGGTACTCCTGCTAAAATTTCTGCGTACCCATTCCACCCTCTAATGTTTTCTTCGGTGTTTTCCACATACCAATGCATACTTGGCAAAGGTGATTCTGGTCCATATTCAGTTTCTATTAACAGATGTTTTGCACCGCTTTCGCAAATATTTCTAATCAACACGTTATGGTCCGCAATGTGGTAAAACATACCAAACGTGGTAACTGTGTCCACATTCTGTAAAAATTTTAGTAATTGATCTTTGTTTGTGCAGTCACCAGGAACAAAACAAACATTGTCGATATTGTTTTGTTTTGCTAGAACTTTTGACTGATCTATTAACTCAATTCTAGGTTCCACACCCACAACAGACTTAGCCCCTCGTTCACTGATACAAATTGTGCTTTCGCCTGTGTGCGACGCCAAATCTAGCACTCGACAATCTTTTAAAAAAAAGTCTAATTCTCTAGGTATAAAGAAATCAAAATTTTTGTTATGAAATTTCATAACCCGGCTTCTCGAAGAACATACTTGCACCATTCTGCATCAGCTATGTAATCTGTAAACTTACGATTCCAATAATCAGGATCAATCCAAGGAAGTATAACAGCCAAAAGTCCCTCGTCAATACCTTCGAGAAAAGCAATACCACTATCGCAATTGTAGACAAGCCAAGGACTAATACGACCAGTGGTAATATGATGACAAATCCTATTATGATTACCGTACTTAAAGTAATGGCCGAAGCTAGCAAGACCAGAATCTCCATCTGCGTACTCCTCCATGTTTTTGAGTCCGCGTTCGAGTGCGTCTTGGACTGCTTCTTTTTTAAGATATTCAAGTAACCATTCCTCATAGAAACTATCTTTACACCAATGGTCTAGCTTTTTATTATTTTTTAAAAGCCATTCTGTAAAACTATTACTGTTGATACAGCGAATAGCAACCAGGTATCTACCGAACCGAACAAAAGCATTGTAATAGGGACTTGCGACAAAGTCCTGATAACTCTTAAGCCGTGCGCTACCTTGTGTAGTTTCATAAAATTGTAGATACGCTCTAAGTCCAAATTGGACTCCTGTTTCGGTTTCTTGTTGCCAGCGTCTTTTTTGCTCACACAAGTGCGCCGCCAAAGTGCTTTCTTTTCTAAATTCTTTCTCACAGTATTTACACTTATAGTTCTGACTTGATTCGCTTGTCATCCCATCCGTGCTCTCTTGCCAACTGTTTAAGATCTGCTGTATCATTAATTTGCGCCAACAATTCTAGTTCGTCTTCTTTATATTCGGGGTATATTTGTCTTAAAAATTTTATTGCCTTGCTGTTGTTGCTCTCTCGCTTTTTTTGTTTTATCCAATCGTGTCTAAATGTGCCCATTCCGGGACTTACCGTAGTTGCTGATAGCCATTGCAATTCAGGATGACGACTTAAATCAAAAAAGTTCTTATTTAAATTTTCGTTACAGGCTAACAAATAATATGCTTGTAAGTCTGCACTGCCCTGTACACTACTTCCCCAACGAATCATAAGGAACGTACTAAACTTTTTGCGTTCTTCTTCTGTTAATGCACGATAAAACATTCGATCTTTAGTGTCAAATGCTCGCATTTCATTTGCAATGTTTAATTTGTCGCTCATACCGGATGATGTTGAATTGGTTCTTGTTGTTTACTTAATTCGTATATTATTTTAGCACGATCTAGTGCATCTTGTAAAGCAGGATTATGTTCAGCTGCTTCAACTATGGGGATCCATTCATCGGATATTTTCATTCTACGAGCATTTTCACCCAAGGCATATTCTTCACCAATTAGTATTCTTTCTGTTTCGCCTATTTTTCGAGCATAAGTTCTTGCACCGTCGCGCTCGTAAATGTAAGTGGCGCCAGGATCAAATCTACCAACATCGTGCATAATCAACAACCTCACTTTGTCTTGATATATCTTTAACAAAATATGCACACAGTGGTTCCGAGGTACCAGTTGACAATGGCACTGCCAGTAACTGTCCAGGTTTCAGTTTAGGAAAATACCATTTAACGTCTTGGTATATATCTACTATTTCAATTTTTTCAAATTCTGGTCTAAAACTAGATATTGGATTAAAACAAAACACACTAAATCCTCTATCATTGATACTGGTTAGTGGTACTACTTCTAAATCTCCCAAATCAGGTTCGCCGATTAACACGTGCCAATCCACC